TCAAGACCCCGTAGCTCAGATGGATAGAGCAAGGCACTTCTAATGCCTAGGCCCTTGGTTCGAATCCAAGCGGGGTTACAATGGCCGGATGGTGAAACTGGTATACACGACAGACTTAAAATCTGTTGAACCGAAAGGTTCGTGCGGGTTCGATTCCCGCTCCGGCTACTAAACCCAGAAACACAATGGATACTATGAATGAATTAAAACGTAGGAACTTAAGCGGAGTGTACATCTTGCACAAGTTTGAAGATGAAGAGAAAAAACAACCTACTTGCTTTGAGGATTGCCCTGTAACAGTACAAGACAAATGGTTAGAATCCCTTGAGCTTGAAGCAGTTCGAAATCTTGCAAAGATTTTAGGAGGCGCATTGAGGGAGATTGGTGATCAATTTGACCTTGTTAATGCTCATGACCCCAACAAAGAGGACTAATGAAACGCAGGACACAAACAATCGAAAGGTGCAAGCATTGCGGAAAGGTGTTTGAAGATGGTGAGGATTATTGGGATGCTCACCGTGGAGATTGCTACTGTGACGAGAATAAATGCGGCTGGGAAGAAGAGTACTATAAGGATTGACCCGGACAAGAAGGACTAATGAAAACACAGTTAGAACAATTCATCGATAAGATTAGGCAACGTGCAGCTATCATTGATGGAAGTACAACGTATGGAAAACACACAATTGAGATATTATTGAGTGTTGTAGTTATGGGGCAAGAGTTTCTTGAAAAAGAAAAAGAGAGTAAAAAATGAAATCACAATTTGTGATCTCAACTATACCCAAAAGGGTACAATATTGGAATTGGAATCCGAAATATACCCGAAAGGGATGTTAAACCTAAAACCAAAGCTATGTTTAAACAACTTGCAAAATTCTTTCTATCTCTATCTAAAGATCAACATCTGTGGGTAGTTATAATAGATAAAGAAGCTGTCCTAGGGACATTTAGACCGCAAGAAGCAATTGAATTTGCGGCACATTACAACACTAGAACTGGGAAAGACAAAGCTAGTGTATCTAAAATTGAGCTAATCATTACATAGATAATGAATATTAGCCCTTGGATTTATTTAGGCTTACCTAATCTCATTAGACCCTATGCCATTAAATATTACACCCCTGATGTTAATACAATTGAAGGGATTGTTAGATGTACAGGAGAAGCTTTTGGTGTACAATATGAGGCTATCTACAGTAAAAACAGGTCAAGCAGAGTCGCCCTTGCAAGACATGCAGCCATCAAAATTATCAGAGATAGACTCAAAGTAACGTACACAGAGATATCAAAGCATCTCGGGAAAAGACATCATGCTACAATCCTTCATAGCTATAACCAAGCGGAGGACTTACTAAAAGTATATCCCCCATTCAAGGTTAAGTATGAGAAGGCCATTGAACTTGTCGAAGAACAATTAAAACACACTTACCGTGCCCACACTTGCCGTAGAGATTTGGGATATTCCTTTCATAGTGGAGTATGAATTTATCCCAGGAAAAACATGGAGTTATAAAGAGCCGTCAGAACCGGATCAAATTAACATCCATGAGGTCTATTTATGCGATGAAAAAGGGAATATATCTCAATGGGATATAATCGCATTACTTGCCAGACCAGTATTTGATTTACTTCACAAACAGATCTTAGAACATGAAGAGAAACAAAGTGAATTTGATGATTGGGAAGATTATAAAGATGATGATTAATGACTAACACAACTTCAATGGATGTATTACAGATCAAGGATCAAGAACAACGTAATGCTCTTAATGCCTGGGCAAAAGCAGGTTATTTAGGAAGCATTATTGCAGGAACAGGTTTTGGGAAATCTAGATGTGGGATTCTAGCTATAGGGAAATTGTTAAAAGAAGGAGAGAGGGCTATTGTACTGGTCCCTACAACTCAACTTCAAGCACAATTCGAAGAGGAATTCAAAAAGTGGGGTTATGAGAATGTTCTCCCACAAACAACAATCATGTGTTATCAGTCTGCACATAAATTACAAGATGAGCACTTTGATATTGTTGTATGTGATGAGATTCATTTAGGATTAAGCCCTGTTTATCGTAAATTCTTTGAGAATAACACATACACTAAGTTATTGTGTATGACTGCTACTATCCCTGAGGAAGAAGAGTACAAAGATTATCTATTTAAGATGGCTCCTCTGAGATACTTTATCTCTCTAGATAAATGTGTATCTCTCGGGCTTGTATCTCCGTATACAATAATTTGTATTCCTATACAACTGTCAGAAGATGAACGTAAAGAGTATGTCAAAGCAAACAATGTCTTTGTACATGCTAAGTACAGACTTGGGCAGTTTAATGCGTTTGATAACGCTAAAAGGATTATGAGTGGGAGTATGGCTGGGGATAAAGCAGCTGCTGCTATGTTCTACAATTCTATCAAAGCTAGAAAGAATGTAGTACAACATGCTGTAAATAAGGTAATTAAAGCCTCTGAGCTAATATCTAACCATGAGGAAGATAAGATTCTAGTATTCTCAGGTACAAATGAGTTTACAGATACTATGGCTCATGAGCTTGGGGGAGAGAGTTATCACTCTAACAAGGGTAAGAAAGAAAGAGTATCAGTCCTTGATAGATTTAAGAGTGGAGAGAACAAGATTCTATGTTCTACAAAAGCTCTAAATCAAGGATTTGATGTCCCTGATGCTTCTGTTGGGATTATTGCAGGTTTGGATAGCAAAGCACTCCCAATGATTCAGAGAGTTGGGAGATTACTGCGACTAAACAAGGATAAAACTGGGAAGATATACATTTTGTATGTGCAAGATTCTCAGGAAGAGAAATGGTTAAAGTCAGCAATTAGAAATCTGAGCAATGTAATATGGTTATAAAATGCAGATAGACATATCTACCGAAGTTCTCAAGAAACTTTGTGTAACTCCCACTGAATATGTATATTTGTATCTGATTTTCCTACAAGAGTATGAAGAATTAGAAAGCTTAAATCTGAATGTTTCTGTAGAAGATCTGCAAACCAAAGGCTTGATTAAAATTGGGGCAGAGGGTATCAAATCCCATGTGGTTAGATATGGTTTTCAGCATGTGCAGGAAACCTCGTTTGATCAAATGTGGTTTGAACTTCTGTCCCATTTTCCTCTAAAGGTGTCTACTAGAGGAGGAGGTATTCGAGTTCTGAGGGCAAAGGATCCTGAAGTACAATCAAATCAAAAAGCAAAAAGTAGATATCAAAAGTATGTTGGGAAGAGTTTCGCAAAGCATACTGAAGTTATTAAGGGTTTGCAGAATGAGCTTGATATACGCAGAAAGAGCAATCAGATGGAGTTTATGCAGAATCTTGATACGTGGTTAAATCAGCACACATGGGAGAAATACATAAGTATCGATGCAGGAGAACACGAACAATCACAATCAGGACACAGAATCACAAGAAAGCTTTGATGCATTTACTGGGTTAGTACATATATCTAAATCAGTAGATAAATCTATAAGCTATGTAAAGGATTCTATGAATGGGAAACGAAAGGTCTACCCCACAAAATGGAAAAGACTCAATCGTAATCTCATGGGTGGGCTACAACCAGGAAAGATGTATGTCGTTGCAGGTCGTCCTGGGGTTGGGAAATCAGCTTTTAGTAATCAGTTGATTTTCGATACTTTAGATCTGAATAAAAATGAGTTGATTGTATTGTATTGGAGTTTTGAGATGCCGGGTGAGCAGCAGATTCTTCGTGCTGGTTCTAAGGATACAAAACTGCAAACGTTTGAATTACTGTCAGTTGATACCACACTAGACCTTAATAAATTCAATTCCTATGTAAACGCAGTTGATAAGTACAGATCCTATCCTATCTTCTTTTGTAACGTTCCTCAGGATATGGATAGGATTCGCAAAGTGAATGAAAAAGTATTTATGAAGTACCCAACAAAGACAGTTATCAATTTGATTGATCATAGTAGATTGGTTCTAGGGAGAGAGGATACTGAACTGCAGAAACTAAATACCCTATCTAAGGGATGTATGTGGTTGCAAGCTAGGATGCAGACAATTACGATTCTGCTATCACAGCTCAACAGAAACATAGAACAGGAGTTTCGTGCAAAGCAACAGTACCAACCTTTACTGACTGATTTATTTGGAGGTGATTCTATTGGACAGGATGCTCATGTTGTATTAATGATGCAAAGACCCTATGATTTGTATAATATAACGGACAGTTATTGCGGTGAAGACCCTATAGGATTATTGGCTTGCCACATCGAGAAGAATCGTGATGGACTACTAGGTTTAATACCTTTTCAAACTGATTTGTCTACATTCACTATAGAGGAACGTCCAGCTAAACCATAATAAACACAATCTAATGCAACTTCCAAAAGAAGTAATCCCAGCTAGTAGAAAGAGTCCAAAGAATATTGTCATATATGGTCCCCCAAAGATTGGGAAGACCACTATTTTGTCAAAGCTAGATGGATGTCTAATTATTGATCTTGAGGATGGGAGTGATATGGTTAGTGCTCTAAAGCTCAAAGCCACATCATTGTCTGAATTAAGTGAGATAGGGAAAGCCATTATCAAGGGGAACAAACCCTATAAGTATGTAGCTATCGACACAATCACACAGCTTGAAGTATGGGCTGAACAAGAGGCAAAAGAGCTGTATCGAAATACCCAAATGGGGAAGAACTTCGATTCAGATAACAAAGGCCTGTCTGTTCTCTCATTACCTCAGGGTGCTGGGTATCTGTATCTTAGAATAGCGTACAAGAAATGGTTGGATAGGATATCTCAGCTAGCTCCTCACGTTATCTTAGTAGGTCACTTGAAAGACAAGATGATTGAAAAGAAAGGAAAGGAGGTATCAAGCAAGGACTTAGATCTTACTGGGAAAATAAGAAACATTACATGCGCAAATGCAGATGCAATTGGGTATGTATTCAGAGAGTCAGATCAGATGATGGTATCATTTGATTCTAAGGACGATCAAAATGCAGGTTCTAGGTGTGACCACCTCAAAGGTCAAACAATTCCCTTTGATTGGGATAAAATCTTCATCGACTAACCCTTTAACAAACACAGTTATGATTGACGTGCAAATCCAAAACGTTCCTCAAGTTGTTGAGAAACAAAAACAAGTTATCACAGTATCTCAAATCCTTGCAGATTTAAATGCAGGATTGGATAGAAAAGCTATCAGAGAGAAGTACAATCTTTCTGTAGAAGAGACCAAATTGATCTTCCAGCACCCAAAATTATCAGGAAAGCGTGTAAAGCGCTCAAAAATCCTAAAATTCACCTTAGTTGATGATACTGAAGAACAAGCTCCTGTTTCTGAAGCTACTGACCCAGGAGATGACGAAGATGATGATGAGCAAGATACGACCCCTTGGGATTCGTACTCTGTAAATAGCTGAATTATCTGAATTAACTGATTTAATTAACCTTAAAATACATAAATAAAATGGCTATTGCCACAAATAAAAGTGAAGAGGAAGTAGTAGGAGGTATTAACCTCTACTACGGGATTGCCCCCATGCAAGTAGTGGC